GGAAGCTTACCTTCTCCATTTTCATCTTTGTCTGGATTTAAATGTTTTGCAAGAAGAAGCTCATGTAACTTACCTTTATCATCACTTTCTGTTTCAGATGACAATGCTGCCATTTCTAATATAAGATGCTGAGAAAAATTTAACATCATGCTTTCCTTGTAGTAACTATTGTTTGACCCGTTTCGGGATAATGTTGAACGTGGTGAGCATGAAACTCGACGTTTGGATGTCTACCTTTTAAAGAAAGAAACGAGTCAAGATTATCTGAAGAATCATCGTATAAATGAACTTTCTTATATCCTTCTTTATTTATTAAATCATGTATAACTTGCTTTTTAGCTTCAGGAGCCTTTTTACCTATTTGATTTCCTGCTCTACGCACATGAATTTTGCTAATATCAATACCATACTTCTTCATAACGTGAGCAAATTTTTCTTTATCATCAAGGTCAGAACGAGCGGTCACAAGCTCTACGTTTTTATTATTCTTATGAATAGCTTTCATTTTAGCAATCATCTTACGAATAGGTTTAGCTGATTTTTCGAAAACATCAGCCGATTTAAATTCGTGAAAGTCGTATTTGTGTCCAGGAGGTAACTGATGGGTGTTAAATTCTTGGTTGGTCAAAGAGCGAACTCTATTACCATTCTCGTCATTAACGTGAACGCGAACCTTAGAATGATCGTGCGCGAATAGAGTTTCGTCGATATCGAAAGCATGCAATGTTGGATGCTCTGGATCTTTCATTTCTAATAATGTGTGTTCTTTAAAATTAAGCATCATGCCTCTGATAATTTTTTTGCCATTTTACGGATATCTTTATCGTCGTCCCATGCAGCTGCATGATCCCAGTGATGTTTTTGTACATTTGGATGTAGTAATACAGCTTTACGAACAGCTTTTGGTTGTTCAGGTTGTAATGCCTGTGTTAGATGATCCTCGTTAGCAAGACCATGATTGAGCGCCTCTTTTTTTACATCCGCCCCTATATTTTTATTACCGTCTTTATTGGCAAGAATTTCAGATATGTGTTTAGCTTTAAATTCAGGATGATCTATAGTTCTTACGAGATCATTAGTATCTCCCTTTTTAATAAATTCTGATAAATGCTTTGATTTAATATTTGGATTTCTTAATGCCGAAGATCTAACAAAAGGAGAATCATGTATTGCACTCATTAAATGATTGTCTGATGCATTTTTATTAGTTGCTGCACCGCCTCTAACTATAAACTCTTTATCACTCATCGCTTTGTCTAATTGATCTTTCGAAAGATTTTGATGTTTTGCTACCATTTCTCTGACGCCTGCATTTCTATGATTTAACAATTCGTCATTTTTCTCAGGCGATAGTTTATGCTTCATTGCTAATTCAGTAAGAACTGAAGTGCTTTTACTATTAGATAATTCTTTAACATGTTCAGGAGTTAAATCTTTTCTACGTGCAAGAGTTGAATGAAGTGTATCATCTTTCATTGCAGCATCGATATGTTCTGGTTTAATATTTGGATGCTCTAAAGCTTTTTGTGCAACCCAACTAGATTCATCTTTAATACCCTTGTGTAACATAGCATCTGAAACATCATGCTCGTGATCGAATGCAGCTGCTCTAGTATTTTGATCATCGCTCTTGAATAATGCCTCAGGGCCATCAGCAACAATGTTTTTGTTGTCATCATCATAAAGGTCTTCGTTCTTTTTGTATACTGTGCTTTTGTTTGCAGGGAAATGTTTTTCAGACCACTTCTTTACAGCGCCACCAAATCCATCATCGGCAGTACCATAAGTTCTCTGTTCTGGACGTAGAATAGTTGGTTTTGATTTATCTTCTGCTTCAAATGGTTTTAATGCAATTCTTGCAAGAGGTTTCTTGGCTTCTGGATCATCAGAGCGATGAAGATATGCAACGTGTGTGCCATGCTTAACATCGTTTTTTAAATAATGGCTGTACTGACCTGTTTCTTCATCACCTGATTTCATACCATACATATATGGTCTAGCTGTTTCGCCTTTGTTACCCATACTCATGCATGAGCGCCAGCCTTGGTTAGTTGACATACCAGCAACATCATGAGGATGACGAGAGATAGTAACACTAAGACCAGAAGCAGCTGCTCTCGAGGCTGCTCTCTTTGGATCATTATTGAATGTGTTCATCAACTCAGGAGATGCTTTGGTCTTATTTAATACCTTGCCAATCTTAACATCTCTATCGTACTTGTCTTTTGCTAAACCAGCTCTGTAGTCAGAAACTTTATATCCATGAGTTTCTAGGTGCTTCTGAACGTCTGGATGCGGCTCGACATTTTCTTCTGAACCTTCTAACGGAAAAGTAACTCTGTCCTGACCTTTAGGAATAACATGACTAGAAATTTGCTCTGCTTTCTTGCCGCCCTTCCAAGTATCAACAACTTTCTTCTGATCGTCGTTAAGCTCTTCGGTAAGATTTCCATAGCCAGAGGAAAAGTATTGTTTAAAAGATAACATTATAGGCTCCAAATATGATTATACCTTATTTATATAAAAAGTAAATAAAAAAAGGGAGGACCTTTCGATCCTCCCCGAACAGAATGATATGGTTGAGCGGAACCCCACCGTTTACTCTCAACTATTCCGTGTCTCTCATCGACTCATGCCTCTACGCTTCGCGTAATACATATCATTTCTGCAATTATTTATATGCGAAACACCATTATTTTTTAGGCAGTTGAAATATTTTTTAAAAAAAATGCAGGTGTCCAAGAATCGAAACCGCCACCAAGATTTAAGTGACGCATGAAAGCTCTCGCTTCCGAAAACTTATCGCTAGGAAATGACTTGATAACCTGATTGGTTGTTTCTTCAAGTACATCATACATTGACTTGTCTTGACCTTCAACGAGATTATAATTCATCTTACGCTTCATTATTTAAACCCCTCAAAAGATTTCTTGTCGAACTTCGACTTTGGCCTGTTACGTTCTGTATCTTCAGTCATAAACTTACTGTTATCAAATACTGACTTATCTTCGTCTTTATCTTTCTTTTTCTTCTTAGGTCCGTCAAGGATATCTTCCTGAGCAGACTGTTCTACATCGTATAGCCGCATCTTGCTGCGATCCACACCAACAACAAACTTAGTATGCAACCCTGGATCATTATAGCGATTCTTGAGCTGTTTAACCATAATTTGATTGTATTGCTGAAGCTCTTCGGAGCTGATGAGCGCAAACATAAAATCAGCTGTGGCTGGGAGTCCAAAGGATTCTGATGTATCTTCCAGTCCCACGTCGCTGTTCGAATATCCGCTTCGAGTTGTTTGAGTCGCACTGACGATAGGAACATTAAACTCCACTGCAAGTCCCCTGAGCTCTTCGGCAATTGCTTTGATAAGGGTATAAGAATTGACGTTGGCTCCATTTTTAATCCTCGATGACATACAGATATTAAGATAGTCGATATATATAATGTTTGGTACGAAATTTTTCTTCAACTTAAGTTCGTTGAGAAGATGGCGGAAGTTAGCAGAACCAGCACACGCTGTTGGGTATTCCTTGACGATAAGCTTACCTTGAGTTTTGTTACGAATACGCTGAACCTTTTTATCGTAAACATCCTTGGGCAATAGTGCTAGTTGATCAATAGGAGTATCAAGCAGGTTAGCGTCAATACGCTCTGCAATTTTTTCTTCCGCCATCTCCATCGTAATGTACAGCACGTTCAATCCATTAACAAGATTAGATGCTGCACAATGACACATAAACAGTGACTTACCTACACCAGTACCTGCCAGAGCGATATTTAGCGTTTTCTTAGGCAACCCACCATTGGTTGCTTTGTTGAGGTATTCAAGATCGAATGGGACTCTATCTTCTTTCCTGTGGTAGAACTCATAGCGTGAATCCGCATCTTCAATGAAGTCATGACCAATATTCGTGTCAAAGGATACAGCAAGTGCGTTCGAAAGGATCTGTGGTATAGAGCCTTTTGAGGTTTTTCCAGTACTGTCATCAAGAATCCCGATTGACGCCATGATCGCATTATAGACTGCTTTGTCCTGACAGAACTTTTCTGTTTGGTCCAAGAGCCAATCGATTTGGGTTTCGTTGTCTTGAACAAGCCCACTGATAAGTTCTTTCGATTGCTTGAAAGTTTCTTCACCGATACCATCCTTGTTCGATAGATCAATAGCAAGGGCTTCCTTTGAAGGAAAGGTGTTATACTTATCTACGTATTCTTTGATAAGTCGGTAGATTGTTTTGTCTGATTGACCTGTGAAGTATTCTTCTTTGAGGAATGGAATAACCTTGCGACCATAGCCTTCATTGAAAACCAAGTTACTAAGAATCGTAGTTTCAATCGCCATGAATTGTTCTCCTTCACATCATAATCGTACTTAATAGAGCTAGGCTGTTTCTGGTACATTTAAAATCCCATTACAGAAGTTCTCAGCAGCATCTTGTACATAGTATAAGCTTTTTTCGCAATAAGGTAAACTCAAAAGTAGCTTGCCTTCCTTATAATAGTCGACCCAATATACCTGAGTGTTTTGATCGAAAAGAATTACTGCCTTCTTTTCGTTATCATCAGAATAAAATTCATTCAACGTCATCATCAGTCTCCATGATAGCGCCAGATGCCATCTTGTACTTTGATTCGATATACTTGGCGAAATCTGTTTCACTAAACATCTTCATCCAAAATTCTTTATTATCTACAATGTCACCTGCTCTCATCGAGGGCTGACGAACTTCTCCTGTATCCTTGTCGACGGTAGCATACCAGCCGTTTTTAGGCTTGACAATATAACCGCCATCAAGAGCAACATCAAGCAGACCACTCCAACGGTTAATGCCGCCTTCAAATGAAACGGTAATGGGAATCTTTGACTTTTCTCTGACATAACGCGACTTCTCTACATTGATTACGAAATGATAACCTGAAATACCATCAGCATCCTTCTCCTGCTGACGACCAAGAATCCAGATATTATCTGAACCATAGTACGAACCAGTACCACCGCCAACGATATCCTTGGGATATAGACCAATTTCCTTATACGTATGATTGATCACAGCCATAGGAATATCCTTGAGAGACAAGTGAGGAGTAATCATACGGAACAATGACTTTAGCTGCTTGGCGCGAGTCATATCAGCAACAGACTTACCATCAAGAGCGTCTTCGACTTCCTTCTTTGAAGCAAGATTACCGATAGAGTCGATAACAATCATAACGTGATCGTCACGACCAAGCTCTTTAATTTGTTGCATAATATCAAACTTCAACTCTTCAATATCTGTGATCGGTGTATGAACCACAGAATCAAAAGGAATATTAAACGTTTGAAAATAAGACTGAGGAGTACCAAACTCAGAATCATAAAACAGGATGATACCATCTTTATACTTCTTTAGGAAAGAGGAAGCGAGGAGTAGAGCGAAACCAGTCTTGAAGTGCTTTGATGGACCGGCCAACATAGTCAATCCAGGAGTGATGCCGCCATCAACTGAACCAGACAATGCTACGTTGATCATAGGTACAGAGGTAGGAATCATATCCTTCTTAGTGAAGATCTTGCTATCTTCAAGAGTGGCAGTCAAATCAATTGTAGAATTTTTAATCAAACGATCTTTAAGTGACATAGTATTCTCCATTAATATTATTAGTATAGCTTATATTATAGTATTTGTCAACTGTTAATATAGTCGTCCATTTTCTTGATGAACGCCTTGATTTTCTTTTCACGATCTGGCCAAACGATAGTGTCCTTCTCGGGGTTCTTCATCAAGTTATTAAGCAAAGGCATAATCATATCCTTTAGCCCATGAAGTTTATCATTTGTTTGAGTTTTAATTTCGCCCGTATCTGCGAACGAGAAACCGAAATCATTGTTTTCGTCTATTTTCATCCGAAAAAATCCTCCAGCGTTGACCTATGTTCTACTTCCCAACCAATAACTTCTGTAATTGATCTTAGTGGCTCTACAAAGCTTTTACTGAACTGTAGTTCGCGATCAATATACTTATCAAGCTGGAATTCCTTCGGAAGCTCATCAGGAGTTGCAATGACGGTGTCGCCGATAGGATTTGGCATCTTTAGATAAGCAAACTTTACCTTGTCGCCATCCTGGATCGGTGGGATCGTTTTAACATTTTTGCTCTTCAATAGATAATTAAAAAGCAAAGCACCCTTGACATGAATAGGCGTACCCTTAATATATATTTCGCGTTTACCAGAGTACTTACCCATACCCTTCACGCCACGAGGAAAAGCTACTTGCTCGAAAGGCAAATTCATAAACTCATTACGAAAGTTAGACACAAAGTTTTGTAGATCGGTTTCGCTTTCGTTCATAATAAGAGACAAAGCTTCCTTAATCTTTATACGACATGCATGAGGAGTCGAAGAACGAACTGCTTCAATACCCTGGATCTTCAGCTTGGGCTTATCATACTGTACGCCCTCGACGTTCCATGCGTTCAAGATATACATCTTCTTGCCACGCCAGATACCCTTGTTAGCGATAGTCTCTCGCTTCATTTGCATCTTTTGCTGATAAGCATTCATCATACCAGCTAGCTCTTGATAACATGAATCAATATATGACTGGATCTTAGTTTCGCAAAACTTGTCAATCAACTTAACAGCTTCGAGTTCGTTACTACCTTCTGGTATAAGTCGCTCAAACGTTACGTAAATAGAGTCGGTATCAGAAGCAATAACGAAGTCAACACCTTTCGTTTTGCAAATCTTGTTCATATACTCGTTCATCTTTTTCTCGATGAAACGAATAGACAACTGGCCAGACATCGTGATGGCTTCTGCATTATTAAAGCTGAACCAACGGAAGTAACGATTACCGAGAGCACCGTAAGCTGAGTTAAGCTGAATTTTTTTGGCCATCTGCATATTATGATAGCGAGCGATTAGCATTTCATCCTCTCGCGAATGGGTCTGCTCGTAACGCTTCTTGGCTTCGATCATCTTCTTCTTATATTCGACACGATCGTCGTACATTTTCTCCATCAATGCAGGAAGGAATCCTTGCTTATCCTTACGATAGATACAACCATTAGCTGCAATTGCATGCGGGCAGTTATGTGTAAATGATCCATTAAGCAACGTGTCAATTGGCTGAAAATTAGGCAAACGTGTAACAAATGTTTCAGGACTGATGTTGTACTGCATAATCAGGTGAGGATACAGGCTGTTCAAATCGAACGACACAACCCACTTGCTGAGACCAATCTTTGGTTCCTTAACGTGACCACCAACTAGATCAAACTCTTCGCGCGAGGGCGAGAACTGAGGAATAACAATACGGCGATCTAGGAGATAGTTATGAATGATAACATCCCATGATCTGACAGTAGTCATAGTATCATGGTAGTTTACCTTCGCATCATAAGCAAGAGCCATTACCTGCTCGATAAACTTAAGCTTTTCATCAAGACGGTCTACAAGAACACAGTCATAGATGTTATACTCGATAAACTTTTGAAAGTTGTTCTTATACAGTTCTAGCAGCGATCCATATTCTGAGTAGTCAATCTTCTGCTCACCCAACTGAATTTGAGCGATGTAATCTAGCTTATAGCTCTCTTCATTACCGAAAGAGAACTTGCGATAGAGCTGATAGTAATCGAGGACAGCGATACCAGCTGGGCTGAACGTTTGATTCTTCTTGCCTTTAAATTCAACTTCCTTCTCATCAAGAATACCCCATGGCGAGAGCTTCTTAGCCTGATCGTCACCTAGTACGTTCTTGATACGATTG